TTTACATAATTTTAAGATTTCTCTATAGTAATTATCTTCACCCTTTTCTTCAACTAGCTGTTGCACTTCTTTACTAGATCCAAAATAAGTACGCCAGTCAGAATCCACTCTTGTTCTGACCCGGCGCTTTCTTTTTGAGTTTTTTGGTAGGACCTTAGGCTTCCAGAAAAATTTCTTGCCAATGTATTTCATACCCGTATCTTTTTCGGTTATGCGATATACAAATCCTTGATATTCTTCTGGTGTCTCATCAAATTCATTTTTGTTATAATACCACATAATAAACAGCTTCTTTATGATTAATAAAAAGCTATTTATTAATCGTCTTCAAGCGCCTCGAATTCCATAGGAGAACCACACATAGGGCAGTACTGGGGAGTTTCCTCACTATCGACTACCATTACTTGTGATTCAGTATCACACGCTACACACTCTGTCCAGTATTCTTCTTCCATTTATGCCTCGCACGATGCACAAGACATAATATCTCTTACGAGCTCTTGTGCTGGGTTTGCTGATCGTTGATAATAAAATGTTTTGACACCTAATCTCCAGCCTTCAATTAATAATGCATTCACATCCTTTGTAGATACTTCTGGATGAATCATAAGGTTAAGAGACTGTGCCTGATCTATATATTTCTGTCTTGAAGCCGCTTGTTGCACAATAGACAGCGGAGTTATTTCACTGAACGTTTTAAATACTGATTTTTCTTCATCAGACAAAAAGTCTAAATGCTGCACTGAGCCACCACGAATAAGAATAGTCTCCCATGTTTCAAAGTCATCTTTGGCTTTATCAGCTAATAGCTGCTTTAAGAATGGATTTTTATACGTAAACTTACCTTTGGCTAAATCCTTTGTAAAGTAGTTAGAGGCAAGAGGTTCAATTGATGGAGACACTTGACCGAGAATAAATGACGATGATGTAGTCGGAGCAACAGCAGAACGAGTAAGATTACGCTCTCCATATCCTAACATTCCGACTGGTTCACCATATTCTTCTGCCAGTTCTTTTGTAGCAGCAAGTGACTTATCATCAATAAATTTAGCAAGCTTAATTGTTTCCATCTGAGCCTGTAGACCCTCGAACGGAATCATTTTAGATTGTAGATATGAATGCCAACCAAGAATACCAAGACCAAGAGCTCTCCACGTCTTAGCAAAATTATGTGATGATTCCATAAATTGGATTCCAGATGTTTTGTCAATGTACTCTTCCATGACAGCATCTAAGAAATAAATCATAGTTTCTACTGCATCAGTATGCTGCCATTCATCAAATGTTAGTGCATTCATCGATGCAAGATTGCACACAAATGATTCGTCTGATGATGACGGAAGGGCGATTTCAGAACACAGATTTGATGCCCAGATGCGTTTGCCAGTCTCGCGCAGAGCGCGTGGTGCATTGTTATTTACAGTATCGCTAAAAAAGATATACGGGTAACCAGACTCGCGCCTCTTGCGCAAAACCCTGGCCCATACTTCTCTTTTTGCTGTATCACCTTCAATCATTTCCGACATAAATTTATCTGAGACACAGACGCCCAATGATAAATTATGAATAGAAGATCCTTCTTCACGGCATTCTAAGAATTCCATAACATCAGGTGATTCAATATCCAAGTAGACCGCCATTGATCCGCGACGTACGTTGCCCTGTGATATGATATCAACGGTTGTTTCAAACATATTGGCATAGTGCACAGGGCCGTCAGCAGATCCGCCTGATTTAATTTCGGTTCCACGTGGGCGTATGGATCCAAGATAAGCAGATGTACCAGCGCCCATCTTAGTTTGCATTCCTACTTCACCAACTTTAGTGAGAATAGAATTAATTGAGTCTTCAATATAAACTCCATTACAAGAAATTGGCAAACCTTTTTTTGTACCAAAGTTTGACCAAACAGGTGAAGACAATGAATAATATCCTCGACTCATATAGCCATAAAACTTATCAGAGAACCCTTCAATGTCAAGAATATTTTCTGCAGATTTTGCAATCTCACGTACTCTTTCTTCAAGAGTCATATTGCCATCAATATATCCGCGGCTTAAAAATAAGCGCGAGTCTTCATTTGCCCACCACCAGTTCTGTGTTGTATCAATCATTCTTTATCCTCCTAAAACAAATCGTCAGCTGTAATACCTTTTCCTTTTGCGTATTCAACTGGCCGCTTTTGGAAGAAGTCTGTCATGTTAGCACCAAGTAGTTCTTCATCAAACCAATAAGTCTGATCAATGTGGTGCTGGTTATAGTAGATTTCGCTTGAATCAAATCCTATTTGATCAAGTGAGTCTTTCATGCGTTTCGCAATAAACGATTTAAGGATATTAGCGTCCAATCCTTCAACGGAATATTCGCCCATGATCCAATCAATCACGGCGCTTTCAGCTTTTAATGAGTCTACACATTCTTCACGAATACGAGATTCCATTTCATCGTCAAATAAATCTGGATATTCTTCACGCATTGTGTTAATAAGCTTGATGCCAACTTGTGCATGCAGCATTTCTTCGTTGCGTGTATATTGCACTTGCTGAGCACAATCTTTAAGTACAGCTTTATTACGGTTAAAATGCATAATAATATAGAACTGGCTGAATAAGCTTACATTCTCTACGAAGAGCGTGAACAAGATAATAGAATAAATGTACTGTTTCTTTTCATCTTTATATTCACGCTTTAAATATTTACGTAGATAGTCCACACGGCCTTTGATTACCTTCTCTTCAAGGTTCTTTTCAAAGACGTCAGTCAAATGTAAAATATCCAGTAGTTTTTCGTATGCCAAATTATGAATGACTTCTGAATTAGCCATAGCATATCCAAGATCACGAATAGATGGGTGTGGCATCTTGTCGCCAATGTTTGCCCAGAACGTTTTCACTGCGACCTCAATTTGGCCAATAGCCGAAAGTGCACGGACAACTACTTCTTGTTCCTCTTCTGTTAAATCGCTTTTAAACTGCGAATAGTCTGATCTAAAATTAAATTCATCAGGCGTCCAGAAGCCTTGCCAAATGGCGTCGACAAACTGTTTTGTCCATGGGTATAAATCGGGTTTACGTGAGATTTGTTCTTCGAATAGCATGCATTACTCCATATGCGTATAAAAGGCATAGCTCTAAATCGGATTATTTAGAGACTAGATTTTAGGTTGTTGTGATTGTTTAGTTGGTGCTATTATATATCAAATACACGAAATTGAAAACAGTTAAATGCGCTGTTTTAAAAATAATATTTTGTTTTTAGGGGTTTACAAATATTAAATATCGATGTATAATAAGAAGAGCTATTCTGAGGGAGGTGATACATCTGTAGGAGTTAAAGCTTCTTCATAATATCCTATGATAGCCTGTGTATCTTTTATGTACCTACGCATCTCAGCAATACCTAACGCTAGATTTTCATATCCTTTTGGAGTAATTGCAAAGAATACTACGTTACCAGTTTTAGCTTCGAGTTCTGCAATCTTTTCATCTAGATTTTCTTCAGTTACTACATACCAATCGACAGGAGGAAATTGTACTGCCTTAGGTCTCTCTTGAAGAGGAACATTTTGTTTAGCGTATTCGGTTGAAACAACTACTTCTGTTTCGGGCGCTCTATTGCCCAGACACGCTGTCAGTAGAAGCAGGCTCATCACTGGGAGGAGTAGTTTCGGCTTCAATTTTTTGGAGTAATTTGCCAACGGCGTTGTCAACCCTATCTTCAAGTCCTTGTGCATTTGTTAATGCCTCCATAGTCAAATCTATCTTAGCAAATACACCTCTAAGCTTGTCAAGGTGTTGCTGTGATTGTTGCAATCTTTTTGTTAAATCTTTATTCAGCTGTTCATTCTTTTTTTGATCAGCTTGAATCTGTTCAATAGTAGCCTGTAAAGTTTCGGCTGTAGTTTTAAGCTTTACGTTATTTTCTCTAAGAGTATTTATAGTAGCTTCAGACCAGATATAATACTGGTATCCGCCATACCCCACTCCACTGAGTAAGCTTACTACGATTAATATTAAATATAATTTAGCCATTATCTTCCATATGCCTTCTAAATCTTTTTAGCAAAACAGGCAGTTTATTTTTTTTACGTCTACGGTCTGTTACATGTATTTCTTTAGCTCTTGGGCCCATGTTAGCAGTATCTTGAGGAATTCCGGCGTCAGCAGTAGTAGTCACTTCTTCTAGTGATTCAAACTGAAATGTTTTAGAATAATCTGCCACTTTCTTACCTCTCTTATCATATTGACCAGCATCCATGGCCTGTTGTTTAGCATAAGCTTTAGGGCTGTAAGTATCACCCCATTCCCAATCTTTATATCGTGGATCCCATTCTAAAACTTTCCACTCACTGTTTTTGTGCCGCTCGTATTCATCTAGCTGCTTCTCAATCTTAAAACGTCGGCCAGTAGGAAACTTAATTTCTAACTCGCCACTAGGGCCAGCTTTTTTCCATCTAGGTATCATCTAGACAGCTCGCTTATTGCAACGTAAATATTTTTATTT